ACTCTCTAAATTTTTAACTCACTCAGTTATTTTAACTAACACTCTTTGTATCTAATATGCCCTAGTAGAGTGCACCAAAGTCCTTAATACTGGCTATTAAAGCACCTAATAGAGTAATAGAATCAAGAAAGTAGACTAACTAAGTCTAGTTAAATTTTTAACTCACTCTCTAAAATTTTTAACTCACTCAGTTAATTTTAACTCACTTAGTTAATTTTAACTCACTCAGTTAATTTTAACTCACTTAGTTAATTTTAACTCACTCAGTTATTTTAACTAACACTCTTTGTATCTAATATGCTCTAATAAAGTGCACCTGCAGGTCTTTATAATCATATTAAGGTACCTAATATGATAATAGAACCTGAAAGACTCGGTAACTAACTCTCTAAATTTTTAATACTATTTATAAAAATCGTATCTTGTGTTGTATAGGCAGGACAGATCTAATTAACAATATACATAAGTGCGACCGCTACCGAAATTGAAACTTTCTCGTGGTTTTGGAAACTTTGTCAATATTTGTGGACCAGCCTGAACACTATTACCACATAGATCAATATAAGTCCAAGTACGTTCGAAAATTTGGATATCACCTGGTAGGATTTGTTGTAAAGTGTCATCACTTGAGACTAATCCTGTACCATCACAGTTATCGGTCCATGCCAACTGTGTTGGCGGACAAGCCTGATTAAAAGTGAAGGTCTGATCCGGTGGTGGAGTTCCTAACACAGGTGGAGTTGTATCAATAACAGTAATATTTTGGGTAGCTCCACTTGAATTATTGCAAGTATCAGTAAAAGTCCAAGTCCTCTGAATGAAAAGTGGGCAATTGCCTGGGTTCAAGATATTATCGATACCGGTTGCTGATATATCTCCCTCACATGCGTCGGTTGCTGTGAGACTATCAGCAGTTGGGATTTGACTAACGCATTCAAAGGTGACATCAGCTGGTGCGGAGGGTGCGGTTGGAGCCAATGTATCTTGGACTTCGATACTTTGGACAGTACTTGCACTGTTACCGCAGTCGTCAGTGGCTATCCATGTGCGATTAATGATATAAACCGCGGGACATGTACCAGTGACAGTAGCATCACTAAACGTTACAGTTGGAGTTGAAGTGCAATTATCTGTTGCAGTTGCAGTGCCGGTATCAGTTGGGTCAGTTGATTCGCCGCATTCTACTGTAACACTGAATGGCGCGGTGATTTCTGGGGGTGTGGTATCAATAACTTGGATATTTTGAGTTACGCCGCTGACATTACCACAATTGTCAGTGAATGTCCAAGTGCGTAAAACAGTGAAAGTGCAATCATTATTATCAACTGTTGTATCCACACCTCCAATTGAGATGAGGCCGTCACATGCGTCGGTGGCGGTTAAAGTGACGTTAGTTGGAACTAGATCGAGACATTCAATAGTTGTATCAACTGGTGGGGACGGGGCAACGGGACCCACGGTATCTTGAATTTCAATAGTTTGATCGGCAGTGGCTGTATTTCCAGAACTGTCAGTGGCTAGCCAAGTACGAGTAATTGTGTAGACCACTGGACACATACCACTGACGGTTGCGTCACTAAAAGTCAGACTGGACACGGTACAATTATCAGTTGCAGTTGCAGTTCCAGTATTAGTTGGATCAGTGGAGTCGCCACATTCGACGGTAATAGCCATCGGTGCGGTTACTTCAGGTGGTATAGGATCGACAACTGTTACTGTGGCCATACACTCTGATGTTTGAGCAGTATCATCAGTAACAACAACATCGACTGTAACATCACCCAAATCGGTGCAATCGAAAAGGGTCTGACTTACCATATAAACGAAGGGTTCAGTACCACCAGTAACTGTTTGTACGACGTCGGTGTAATCGATGGTTACTTGACCATTGGCGTCAAGATTAACGGTGACATCCTGACATTGAACAGTTGGAGGTACCATTTCAGGTTCAGGTTCTGGCTGAGCAGCGGCAAATCCATCCCATATGCGTACATGACCACTTTCGCCACCATTTCCATCATTTCCGATAGCACCGACTGCAACTCTAGTACCGTCACCTGATATGCTGATTGAATGACCACTCTGGTCATTAACGACCTCACCGTCAATATCTTGTCCAATTTGGATCCAACTAGTACCATTAAATTCCCATACACGGGCATGACCGCTACCGCCTCCATTTCCATCATTTTCAATTGAACTGATTGCGACTCGTGAACCATCACTTGATATACTGACTGAATATCCACTTTCATCACTGTCTGCTTCACCGTCAATATCTTGACCAATTTGTACCCAACTGGTTCCATTAAATTCCCATACACGCACATGGCCGGTTTCTAGACCATTGCCATTGTTAAATCTGGCACCGATTGCTACTCGTGAACCATCATTTGATAGACTGACAGCCTCACCACTTTCATCTTCACCTGCGGGATATTTTGGACCAGGACCGGGTCCGTTTTCACCGTCAATATCTTGACCGATTTGTACCCAATTGGTTCCATTGTACTCCCAAATACGAACGTGACCACTACTGGTGCCATTTCCATCATTAAGTCTGGCTCCAATTGCAACTCGACTACCATCCCCTGATATACTGACAACTCCACTCTGGTCAGAGGAGCTTTCACCATCAATATCCTGTCCGATCTGTATCCAACTGGTGCCATTGTATTCCCATACACGCGCATGACCGGCTAGGCTACCATTTCCATCATTAAAGCGAGCACCGATAGCGACCCGTGAGCCATTATCCGATATGCTAAGCGAATAACCACTAGAGTCACCGACATCCTCTCCATCAATGTCTTGTCCGATTTGTATCCAACTAGTTCCATTATACTCCCAAATACGAACGTGACCACTAGTAATACCATTATTATCATTAGCGAACGCACCAATTGCTATACGTGAACCATCGCCTGATATATCGACTGAATACCCACCTAGGTCGTCAACGGCTTCACCATCAATATCTTGTCCAATCTGTATCCAACTGGTTCCATTCCATTCCCATACACGAACATGACCACTATTGTTTCCATTTCCATCATTTAAGGTTGCTCCAATTGCTACTCGTGAGCCATCGGTTGATATGCCGACTGAAAACCCACTTTGATCACCAGCAACCTCGCCATTAATGTCTTGTCCAATCTGTGTCCAATCCATTTTGTTGTTTGTATACTATTTAATAAATACATTTATTATCCGAATTTTGGAAAAAATCCAGACTCCCTCTTATAAATAATATATCACTGGATTTTGCAAATATGTTCAGAAATCTATCATAGTATATGAGTTTTATATAAAGGATTTCTCTTATATTACTGATCTATTATAAATATTTTATCTGGAATTTCGGAAATAAAAAGTTCTTAAATGATTTACTTTCTTATGTCGCAATTGATTTGGCCTAATTATAGACATTTTCAAAAAAAATGAATGATTATTTCCAGTTATTATTTGATGATCAACTATTTAGTTGCTCCTGTGCACAAAAACGATTATTTGGAAATAATCGAAGATTCAGTCAACAAAGCAGATTACCATGCGCTGAGCACTGATATAATACTGAACGATGTAATAGAACACGAGCCAATTTTAGAACACGAGCCAATTTTAGAACACGAGCCAATTTTAGAACACGCAGAACAACCTATTAAAATAATTTTACCCATAAACGTAACCACCCATCTTACTCAAGAAAATCTACCTATCATAGACGAAGTAAATCTTGAACTTGCTTCACAAACTGACTTGCCACAAACAACAAGATCACAAACTCAAGGTGAAAAACTTCAATCAGGCCCAGAAACAAGATACGCTAACATATCTAGTCAAGGACAGGAAACTTTCTTAGAAGGGAAAGCTTGTTCTGCAGAGCAAAACTTAGTTCACCACATTCCTCGGTTTACCCTTAAGGATTACGGATATCAATGTGGTAATGATATCCATTGTTGCTTTAAATATTTAGCATTAGTTTATGATCAAATGTGTGACTGTATTGACGAATATGGAAAGGAGGATCGTTTATTAACTTGTACTGGAGAATTCGATAATTTAGGGCTACTCTCATTAAATCATCAAAATTTTGTCAATCTATTACAAGATATTAATTTCGAATTCAACTCAGAAATTGATATGGATTATAGTCAAATAGCATGTCAACTCAAAAATTATTTGAAATCATGGTGTCAGAAAATTTCAACAGTCAATTTGAACACCGAATTCGTTTCTCAAACACGTCTTGATTTATATGATACTGATATGATTACTGAAATTATGTCAACTATTCGTTTACATCATCCTGAATATCCCAAAGAAAAGTTAGCTAAATTGAAATATGCAGTACTTGATATGGAGGTGGTGTTTAACGATTTACAATATTATAATCTACGTGATATAGGGCTTAATTTAACTTACTGTAATTATCTAATTTATCGTTTTTTGAAAGATACATATAAGACTTGTGGTTTTTATCTTAGTTGCCAACGAGTTGAACCAGAAGAAATACCCTTCTGTAAATCGACTAATGCTAAATCAGCCTATTGTCATCTCTATTTAGTTCCTCTAAATCTCAAGAAATTTTATTATGAATATGGCAAAAATAAAGATCTAGAAAAGAGTGAGAAAGTTGATGTAAGGGGCGAAAAAGATAATTAGATTGTGCATGTCATATGAAAGTGCGCCAAATCAATTTTTATTAATCATTGTTATCTTTGAATATATCTATTTTTCCATATAGAATGTGGATCTACTAACTACTTTACCACTTTGACTGAAGATGTCAGAGTGTTTAGTTGCTTGTTTCTTGAACTGTTTGTATCATGAATGAATATGTCTTACCAATAATTTCGGAAAAATTTACGATTTGCAGATTTAACATTATTTTACGATATGCATATATAAATACAATATGTCACGTCTCGTTTACAATTCTCTTAGAAAGAAGCTACCTAAAATCAGTACTACAGAATTAACTGCCATCAAAGTCGGTGGATCTAGTATCGATCGTGATCTGATCAGTGGTCAGTGGCCTAATTTAAAACAGTTAGAAAAAACAGTTTATAATGATCACGCCGAATATATAACCAAGTGCAATGCGGTTCTGGATTTCTATCGCGATTCAAAACCATATGACCATTATGATTCAGACCGTCAGATCACCGCTAACATAACGTTACAGCATTTAGGAAATGAAGGTTTTTTGGGCATGGTTATTCCCAAAAAATATGGAGGACGGGAATTCCCAGTTAGTATTCAGAGTGAAATTGTCACGCGAATAACCACCAAAAATCCAGCATTGGGTGTATTAGTTATGGTGCCTAATAGTTTAGGTCCAGGAGAACTTTTAAATCATTATGGTACACCAGAACAGAGGGACAAATATTTAAATCGACTTGCCATTGGTGAACTTATACCATGTTTTGGTCTCACTGGTCCTGACAATGGTAGTGATGCTGTTGGGAAAATGGATACTGGTATCATTGTTAGAAATAGAAAGAATGGAGGACCAATGATTAAAACCACAATCAATAAACGATATATCACTCTGGGTCCAGTCTCTAACTTGATCGCTCTAGCAATTCGAGTTACCGACCCAAACCATATTTTATCAAATGAACAGTCCGAATACTTGGAAGAAAGTAATGGTGTTACAGTTGTTATTTTGGAAGGCCCATATCCCGGATTGTTACAGAAAACCTATCATAACCCAGGTAATGCCGGTTTTCCAAATGGGACACTTAAAGGTACTTTAGAAATATCATTGGAAAATATAATTGGCGGTCCAGTCAATCTAGGAAATGGTTGGGAAATGTTGATGAATTGTCTAACGGTGGGACGAGCAGTTAGTTTACCAGCAAGTGCTAGAGCGGCGGGGCTTGTATCAGCTTATGGTATTGGAAAATATCTTAAAGTACGAGAACAGTTTAAACGACCAATCGGTAAAATGGAAGGAGTTCAAGAAAAATGGGTTGAGCTTTTTGTTAATGCCTGGACCATCAATAGTGCAGTTTGTCTAACTAATGCACTTTTAGACCGCGGGGACCGAAGCGCAGTGATTAGTAGTATCATGAAATATTCTACTACTGAAATGGGCAGAACTTGTATTATTAATGCAATGGATATATATGCCGGGTCAGGTATTTGTTTAGGAGAAATGAATTTTCTTCATCGCTTTTACGAAGCCGGTCCAGTTGGGATTACAGTGGAAGGGAGTAACACCATGACACGAAGTCTAATGACTTTTGCCCAAGGACTTAATAAAAGTCATCCTCATATCTTTCCTATTTATCAAAGTATTACGATAGATAACGATTATCAAGCTTTCCACCAACATTTTAAGTCGCTATTATGGCATCTCGTGCGACAGGGAACCCAATCCCATTTTATAAGTTGGCCAAGAAAACTGCGAAATTTAATACCTGTTTCTACCCAATCATATTATTTCGCGCTTTTCAATGAATTACTGGTCAAATATAGCCATCTAGTCAATATTGTGGCACTTTTAGGAGGGCAGATTAAAAGTCGTCAAATGTTAGCAGGACAAATGTCTGATATCCTAAGTGGTCTCTATCTTTTGACCAGTGTGAACTGGTATCATAAGCAAGTTTATAATGATCAAACAATTGTTTTAGCTGTTTTTCGATATTTCCTACCAAAATTAGTCACAAAATATAATGAAGTTATTGATAACTATCCAATTAGGAGTTTAAGATGGATGACACTCCGCAAAATCGAGCTTAATACAGGACGAGACTATCAATTTGAACGTAAATTTGCTAATTATTTAGATGAAAAACACCATAAAATATTCGATGATCATTTAGAACAGCATCTTTATTTGGATAATGGTCTGACCGAATTAAAACGAGCAACTAATCCCAAGATCGATAAAAATAGTAAAGAATATCAGAAGTTGGTGAGAGAAATTGTCAATGTCGGAGAATATCCTGTTTAGAAGTATATCAATCGTATAAGATAGTATTAGATCATTGAATTAAACTTATATCTTATCAGAGTTTCGGGTAAAAATATCTTCTGATATTTATAATTAATAATAATTATACTAATTATAAATGTCAATTTTAGACACTTTTCGTAATGTACCAAAAGAATATTATGTTATTGTCAGAATAAAGTCTGATTCACCAGATAATCTTTGTAATATATGTAAGGGTATTTATAGTAGTTATGATGTTGCTCTTAAACACTGTCAAGTAGACGAAAAGATCAATGGTCCGTTCCAAATCACTTATTTTCCTGACCCAGTCTTGGGGCAAAGCACTAAAGTAGACCAAGTTTTGCACCAAAACGCTATTGTAGATCAAAATTCTAAAATTTCTTTAGCAATATTTAGCTTCGAAAACACTGGATTCTTAACAGAAAAGGGAGATGGTCTACCCAAAATGTAAATATTCTCTTTCTTTTACTTTTAACATAAGGGGCGCATGATATTAGTACGAGTACCAGCCAAACTAACATTTTCGGCTCTCGGAATAGTTTGACGACGGGTGGACTGATCTCGAACATAACCTAAATAAGTTTGAATATTGGTGATCATTCTGGGCACAACCCAGTCTAGTACTGCCCGATTTAGCCGACAAAGTTCTTCTTCTAGTTCTGAACCAGTCGCCAATGGGTTAGATGGGACGCTGAAATACATGGACCTAAATATAGTGAGAAGTTCGGTCTTATTTTGAGCTTCTGGGCTAATTTTGTATTGTGGACAGAACTCACGAACCAACTTACAAATCAATCGTAAAACATGATCAACGTTCTTTCTACTAAAAAAGAGTAGCATTAAGGGGTTCGTATTAATTGTCTTGTTGATTGCCCAGTCATAAGTAGTGCAGGCTGGATCATCTTCTTGTCGATAATCATCATATAACCCAAAATCCCCATATTTATCACGAAAAAGGTTAGTTTCGCTCCTTAAAATTTCTTGAGTTGCTTCAGGGTTATTTGGCATTGTTGCTGGATCAGTTCTACATTGTGGAAGTTGACCTTCATTGAGTGTAGTGGGATTGGTGTTACTACGTCTAAAGTTGCTAAAACCAAAAGGGCTCTGCTGAAAATCTGACTTTTGCCTATCATACCAGTTGGGAAAATGATATTCCTTATAAGGTACAGTACGCGGTGGTTGATTATTACAAGAAGTTTTTGGGACTATTCTCGGACAAGACGACATCTAATTCTATATTATTTATTTTTAGAGGAAATTTTAACCCAAAGTATTATTTATTAAAAATAATACTATAGATTATTCAAACATTGATTTTTCTGATTGGCTATCAAGCATAACATTTTTCGGACTTGGTCTGTGAACATTCACGTATTTCTAGCGATTTGCCCACCACTTCAGATTATTTGTCTAAAAATTTGGTAGACATAATCAAATATAATATAGTTTATAACGCCTAAAAAGACCATGGACCACCAGGCAATAATGTTTTTTATTTATCTAACTTTTGACTGTACTTGGAAATCTTTTCTTTATTTCTTTCGATTGGACGTTGCATTATATCAAGCGTTCCGTTTTGTAATCGTAGCTCTTCATTAATGGCTTTGCCAGTTGGTAAAATTTCATCCTTGAGGACTCTCTCCATCTCATTCAAAAAATGTTCATTCTTTGTGGTTAATTTATTTTCTTTTTGATGTATATTTTCCACAATATCATCCAATTCAGGTAAACAATTTAAAATTTTATAAATATTGCCCACTGATAATTGATCATACATCTTGATAAATAAAAGTTTGACTTTTTCAAGTTGATTCTTGGCATCTTCTAATTTACCTTGAAAATAGTAAATTTTAGTCACACGGTTCCTATTAGTCGGATTGATCGCCACAATCCGATATTGGTTCAAATATCGGCGTTGAAGCAATAAAAAATCCTTTTTACATGCCACATCTTGCCAATTAATAACAGGAAGTCCCAACCCTAACACTCCATTTCTTTTTCTTTCCCTTTCTTTAACTGTTCTGGCTTGATTATTAATATGTTCAATTAGTCGTCCAATATAATCTCGCCGCATTTGAGGACTAAAAAGCAATTTTAAAAAATATAATGCACTATTACTAGTAATACGTGTAACAAGTATACCAGTTGTTTCTAACTCTTGTTGGATATTCTCAACAGTACGTGCCGACCGATAAAGCTGTTCACCTTGAATAACGAGTTGATCAAAATTAACACCAGATAAATTACTAATTTGGTAAAGTTTTTGGAGACTTGTTTGAAGTAGTTGTTCTGTCTGATGGCTCTCAACTATAGACGCATTTGCCGTATCCTGCATGGACGAACAACTATTTGATATTGGCATGTTATTTTGCACGTCAGAAAAGTTATTGTCTTGCGCAGACGTTTCGGTTGAAAAAACTTGCATTTGTGAATCAATATTGGGTGAGGATGGTGTTCTATTGCGATTATATTTAATGGTATCATGCAAGAAAGTATCAAGTTTATTTTTAATCAATTTGGAACTAGTACCGCCAGCTAATGTACCACAAATTGCACCCAAGACTAGTCCCAGTATTGCACCAACACCTGCAAAATATATTCCAACAGCTGTTCCAACACCAGAACCACAAGTCAATCCAATAGCAGTGCCTTTCAAAACCGTTCTCTTTCCCTTTGTTTTAACGGCCCCAATTAATTGATCGTTCCCTCTCTCCACTTGCATATCAGTTTCTTCCAAATTTTCTGTAATTCGATTAATGGTATCTCCTTGGATTTGTAAAAATTGGCTGAATTCTTGTGCTAATATGTGAAGTTGAGTAATTTCTTCGGCTAATTGTCGTGCTTCATGTTCTTCAATTATAAGATCATAACACCTTGTTCGCACGGGAAAGCTCTCCTCCTCATGTATTTGCATTTGTGTTTGTGAAGGGGACACATCCTGGCATCCGCTTAGTGGGGTTTCTAAAGGGGGTGGTGTACCCCCTTGTGTTTGTGTGAGAGTAAGTTCTTGCATTCTTATTTATAAGTAAGAAAAGGTTTTTAGTGAGTAAGGATAAAAAATTTAAAAAATTCTTTTTACTTATCTGTAATTCAAATGTTACCACTTATAAGTAATAATTCGAGTATAGTATCAGGAGGAGGCTCTCTCCCCTGTAATAGAAGAGATAGGTTACATAGATTGGCCACTTATCCTAAAAGGTCCAGAAGATCTGTGATTCCCTTGCCACTTCCTATATCTTCGTGTCCTACATCTTCTAGATCTTCGATGGTTATAGGAACGGATATTAAAGGTAATTCTAGTTTCCAAGTGGACAGAGATGATTCGGATGAAGAAACAACTCCAATACCATATGATAGAACGATTGAAAGTTTATTTTTGGATGACAAACAAGAATCGCCTGATATCAATGTAAGTACAAATACGGTTACTTCAGTTGTATCGTCAAGTGGAACATCAACTAGATTTGAAAGCTTTACTATTGGACTTTCTGAAATAATTAAAGGATGTTCTGAAACAAAGGGAGGTAAACATGTCAAGAATCATGAGGTATGTAATTTAACACAGTCAAATATTGATCATTCATCAGATAAGTCGAAAGAAAAGAAAACAAAACAAGTTCCCGTTCCCGTTGACAAAAAGTTGGAGTCAAGTGTTACTAAACCGAGTGGTTTCAAAATAACCGTGATGCCCAGTCTTTCCTCTGAAGATCTATCTTTTAGTCCAAGAATATTACAATATGAAAAAATAAAACGTTTGGGGCATGGTGCGAGTGGGACTGTTTGGTTAGCTAATTACAATAATATGAAAGTGGCAGTTAAGGAAATTTATTTGGATATTAGGGATCCTCGATATGAATATCGAATGCAAAAAATTATGAAAGAGTTAGAGGCCCATAAAACTCTGGATCACCCATATGTTATCAAGTTCTTCGATAATGAAATCAATCGCGGTATGGTTGTTTTCATTACTGAATATCAGAAAAATGGAAGTATTCGTCAATATTTACGCCGTGAAGGGCCATTAGATATTGACATGACCAAACAGGTCATTTTACAAACTATTAAAGGCTTGGCCCATATGCATTCAAAAGGAATTATTCATCGAGATATTAAGGCCGCTAATATTTTAATTAGCGATGACCAAGAATCAGTTAAAATAACTGATTTTGGCGTTAGCGAACATAAACCAGGTTCGCCAAATGGTTTCACAAATAGTAGATATTTAAATGGAAGTTTACATTGGATGGCTCCTGAATTTTTTTTCGAGGAGCATTACAATTGTCAAGTGGATACTTGGTCAGTTGGTTGTTTAGTACTCGAACTGTTGACATCCAAAATACCTTTTATTGATATAGCAAAAGATGTATTTGGCCTCAACAATTTCTTTTTTGGATTGGAAAAAGGCAATTCTCCCATACCAAAGGAGTTAACTGATATTAATAATAATCCAATCTACCTTGAGCCTGAATTAGTAGATTTTTTGCAACGAGTTCTTGAATTTGATTCTCGAAAAAGGCCAACTTGTGCTCAAATTCTTGAGAACATTAACGATTATCCCTGGCTTATGTCGGTTCCACCGACACCGGGGTTTTCTCCTAGATCACGAAAAGATATAGAATCATTTGCAAATTAACGTATATCATTCTTCACATATAAGGAAGCAGTTGAGAATATTCATAAGTTAAGATATCACCATCATGATAACTTTCTATTATGGACTCTAACTGTGTAATAATACTTTGCACAACTTTCTTTTCCCAATCCGTATCCCCTATCTTACTCTGTTTACTGGATTTGATATTATTTCTTATAAATTCATAGTATTGTACACTAAAATCCAATAAGACTTGTAATTGAGACAAAGTTAATGGTGTATGCAACTTAGTTATTTGGTCAACCAAAAACCAATCTCCTTTGATCCATAAATAATTTAAAATTTGACTATGTCGCGAGTGATATAGATAAATATCCGTTCTCATAATATAATATCTTATATCAATATCTTATAA